ACACCACGTGAACGTATTGGCATCTTAGCAACGAAGGTGGCGATGTATGAGTGACGAGGTTTTTGCATTATATTACAAGCCAGATTGGAGTAAGGACAAGTTGTATTTTGCATATAGAAGCGAATACGGCAGCCTTGTTTTTACCAAAAATAAATACGGAGCTGAGTTATATCATATTTATGGGATACGAATAGCGCAAGATAGTTTATCTAAAAGATTAGGTGTCCGCCTAAGTGTAGAGGAAGCTTACGGAGATGACGAATGATTAAGAATATTATTAGATACACAGCGATGGTTTCGATAGCAATACTATTGCCAGTAGCACTCTACACGGTAGTAATATCGATATACAAATTCTACCTATTTATAGCGGGGATGATAAGCGTAGAGCATAAAGAGTTGATAGCTCTCTGCTCAATGGTAGTGCTAGCTATGGGGTTGACGCGCTTTATTGTGGATAGCTGTGCCGAGCACGATATTAAAAGACAATAGAAAGAAGGGGGCAAATGAGCTACAACACACCAAAATTAGGCGAACAAACAAATGACAAATGGGCACAGTTCGACACACTGAGTGATCATTTGCGCGGACATTGTAAACACCAAACGGAGGAGAGTATGACAGAATACAAGAAACGTATCGGCCAATACAACGACATGATGATTGACACGCCATCGCCCGAGGAATTGCTGGCAGAGCGCAACAGCGCAGCCCTAGGCGATGCGGTACAAAGTTTTGCGGTGCCGCGAGCTGTTGTCAAGGGCGACACAGTCGAGCCCCACGACTTCGACGAGGAGGCTAACGAAGTGCAGCCAGCGATGTTTGAGATGCAAGAGGTGGTAGACGGCCTCCCTGAGAGCGAACTGCAGGCTTACAAGGATCAGATGCTTGCAGAGATTAGCGACCGTGAGGCGATCGTGGACGCCATCAACCGTCGGCTCGATAGCGTGCAAGCTAAGCAATACACGCGTGGTGTACGCAGCGCTATCACTAAACAGGTAAAGATGTAATGACCCTTAGCGAGTTTAAAGAATTAGCCCAAGCTGCGGGGTTTAAAGTCTTCATTGGCAGCTATTGTGTTGATTTAAGCCTACGTCGGAAGCCGTGCGCGTCGATAGTTTTATGCAGGTTCGCTGATAGCTGGGTAAATACTGGCGACATCGACAACGAGGTAACTCGTGCTGAGCTGATAAGTCTCGTATCAGAATTTGCAAACACGCCCTTAACCGACCGACACGAGAAGGTCATTGCTAAGCACAAGAACGGCTCGTATGTTAAGCGGTTGGATGTTGTGATGATGGGCAAGCCGGCGCTTGAAGTGGAGATGACCAATGACATCGGCGAGGCTAATGACGGCATTTCTGCGCAAGAACGCGACTGGCTTGACGATTTATTTGGAGATAAGATAAGTTATATAGAGGAGTATTAAGAATGAAAACGAGCGAGTTTATAGAGGAAGTTGAAAAGCTCGGATTTAGCTACTATCGGGGCAATAACGTCATCTCGATAGAGCGGAGCGGCGTGGTAGTTGCGTCAATTTCTGCAGATAGATGGGCGAGGTACGACATCAGTTCACACAAGCTTACCAGCGCAGAGAAGATTCCGCAATTGACAAAGCTGTTGGCCGAATACGGCGATACACCTGTAGAAGATCGAGAAGAAGCTTATTATAGGATTTGGATTCCGGTGTTAAGTAAAGAACATAGGGTGTATATCCATGGCGCGTCGAGCGATTCAGCAGTTATAGCATTCACCAACGACAAAAATCTCGCGGATAAGGTCAGCGAGCGAGGCGCTAAGGCTGTGGTGTTGCTTATGGACAGGACCCACAACATTAAAGTAGAAAAAGAGAGGGTGCGATGAATACTAGTTTATTTGTAGGGCTTTGCGAAGACGCAGGGCTTAATGTAGAATTTCGAAGCGGTATTACATATATATATGGCGACCTTAACGAGTGTCTTGCGGATATATCAGAAGACAGGGTTGGCGATTACTATATCGACCTATGGAATATCTCCACAAAACACACTGAGATTATTTCTGAGGTTGTGCCTAAATATGCACTCACCCCAATTAAGGAGCGAGAATGAGGTACGCCGTATTTCGCGACGACAACCTTGAGCAGGTACTCGACCACGCAGACAGCGACGCGATCATTGTCGCGATGAACGGGCGGGGCGTCGATGTGCTAGCCTACAACCAGTTCATTTCGGGAATGACAAACACCCTAGAGAGCGCCGACGGTTTAATCGAGATTGTCGGCTATGAAGACAGATGGCTTGCGAACATGCTAGACAAGGAGATAGAAAAAACTAAGAGGACGTTGCGATGGCTTGAGTCATTGAGAGAGGATTATAATGGCGAAAGTGATTAACGAGGATGTATCTACCGCTATTCGCAATCGGGTGCAGCCAGACCCCGATTACGACGAGATGGCCGAGCGGCTCGATGAGATTGGGTTGTCAGTTACTCGCCATAGCCGCAGGTGGTTTACTATCCATAAAGGCGATACCGATATCGTAGAGGTATACGTTAACCGATATACGGCGCTTAATGGGGTAGATACCGATATCGTCGCGGAAGAGGTGGGTAAGTTACTCGCTAAGAAGCGGAAATTTGCAGAGTCGCATCAAAATAGTTGGGATGCACGATGGAACAAACAGAAGCGCTAGAAATAATGCTATCTGGTCAATCGGTCATACTCTGTGGAGCAGGCGGATCGGGCAAATCGTTTACGCTTAAAAAGTTTATTGAGCAAAACAGATTGTTGGGTCGTAAGACGGCGGTTACAGCTACAACGGGGCTGGCCGCCTCCCACCTTAATGGGCAGACACTCCACAGTTGGGCGCGAGTAGGGTTAGGTAAAGAGCTGCCAGATGATTGGCAATTTACCATTAGCAAGAAAAAGCGCAAAGAGTTTCAAACGACCGCCACTCTTGTAATAGATGAAGTAAGTATGATGCCCGACTTTGTGTTTGACATGCTAGACACTGTGCTTAGATGGGCGCGTAACGACAATCGGCCATTTGGTGGTATACAGCTTATCTTATGCGGGGATTTTTATCAGTTACCGCCAGTTGAGGGCAAATTTATCACCAATAGTAAGGTGTGGAACGAGCTGAACATTAGAAGCTGTTACCTTACTAAGGTGTATCGTCAAAAGGATGATAGACTACGCGACCTGTTAGACGGAATCCGCGGCGGGAAGCTCTTTAAGCGCCATATAGCCTATATTCAAAGCAGGATGGTTAAACCTAATCGTCAAGTGCCACGACTGTATTCCCTTAATAGGAAAGTAGACAGTGAGAACGCTAACCAGCTCAGCAGGCTTAAGGGTGACTCTATCTTTTACATGATGACCGAGAAGGGCGACTTGAATATCATTAACGGGCTAAAGGGGTCGATACAAAGCCCCGAGCTGCTCGAGCTAAAAGTCGGCGCACCTGTCATCGCCACCAAGAACAACAGCGAGGGGCTATACCATAACGGATCACTCGGTAAGGTTATCGCGCTAGAGGATGGCTTACCGGTTGTAGACTTCCACGGTAGCGAGGTTGTAGTAAATCCCGATACATGGGAAGTAAGCAATGAGGGCGTTACGCTTGGTGCGGTCACCCAGATACCATTAAGGCTTGCATACGCTATTACAGTCCACAAAAGCCAGGGTATGACGCTAGACGCCGCAGAGATTGATTTAGCTGAAGCGTTTGTGCCGGGCCAAGGATATGTTGCACTGAGCCGCGTTGTCTCTTTAGACGGTCTTTACATTAAAGGAGCAAACAAAATGGCCTTTAAGATGTCAGACGAAGCACAAATGATTGACCAGATACTGCAAAAATCATGCAAAGAAAAAACCCCGCCAAGAATAGCGGGGCGAAAGAGAGAGGAGTGAGGCCTCACTAGCAATATAGCACGTTGTAAATATTACATGACACTGACCATTGACTAGAATATTGCTAGGGTGTATACTGAAGACATGAAGGAAGTTAATTATCACAGCAAGATTGTTGGCACAACGTTTGAAAACCGCCAAGATATACTTGCGCACCTGGAAGGTAGTGAGAGCCTCCGGGTTAGGCGAGAACCTGAAAACCGATATGATCCACGAGCAGTTGCGGTGGACGTAGATATCAAAGGTAAATGGTATCCAGTTGGGTATATCGCCAAAGACAAGAACAAAGATATCGCCGAAGCCTTAGACGCTGGCCGAGAGGTAGAGATAAAGCTATCAGAAATCACTGGAGGGGACAAGGGTAAGAACCTTGGCATGAATATTTGCCTCAAATACGAGAAAGACGACCCTGAACCCATCTCGGACGCTACGAACGATCCTACGGCCTCTCAGGGGGCTCAGAGCGTAAATTTGAAGAACCCTACCGTATACAAATCTAAGGTGCTTGGGCGAGAGATTACAGTAGGTGTAGATGGCGGCCACATCTACCTGCCGCATTACATGTCGGGTAGCCGTTTCCCCCGTAAGTTTTTCAAGCAATTTACCGATGAAGATAAAGAGCGTGTACTTGATTACTACGAGCGAGAGAAGGACGTCAAGCGAGACGTAGTAGAGAACATGTGGGAGATGAAGGCTGATATAGCTACCGGCTACGGCTCGGCAGTCCACGCGGCGCTAGAGATGTATTTTACCCATTACAAAGATGGTGAAAAAATCAAGGGTAAAGATGGCATCAACAAAGCTCTCAGTAAGAACGTATTTATACGGTACATTGTCCAGACGCTAGTTAACGATATCGGCCCAGGTAAGTATCTACCAGAACAATTCATTTGGCACGAGGGGCTACGATTTTGTGGGGCTATCGACCTGCTAGAAGTCATCGATAAAAATACTGTGATCATTCATGACTACAAAAGCTCGACAGATGTCAACCATAAAGTTTACCAGGAAAAAGACAGCCCATTTAAGAAAGACGTTGACAACACCCAGCTCGGCGAGTACTGGCTGCAACTGTCTTTTTACGCCCACATCCTTAAGCAGTACGGGATAAATACGAAAGAGTTGCAGATCCACCACCTAGATCCCGAGCGACTAGTAAGCGGCAAGCGGCCTTGGGTTCATTACACGCACGATGTCGTTGATATATCTAAAGCATTAAAGGAGGACTGAATGCTAGGAAAGTATAAACTGTTAAGCGCTAAGCTAAAAGCGACCAACAAAACGGTTGACAAGCTGATAGACGCCAATAACGATGCCTGGGACGAGCTAAGCATCGACAAAAAAGAGCTAAAAGATTTGCGGAAAGGGTTCGATAATATCGGCGAATGGATGCAAGACATTGACGATGTCCAGATGCTTCATACAGTAGCGATTGACGAGCTGCGAGATAACGTCGCATTGATTTTAGATCACTTAGGGGTTGAAGTAGTTCAGCCCAGTGATAAGCCAACACTTAAAAAGAAAGGGAGTAAGTAAATGGCACAAGATTGGCTAGTAACAGACGCGTTTCAAGGGAAGGATCGCGACACCAAGCAAATCACTGTTAAGGAGTTTAATGGCAACCAGTTTCATGTTTACATGGTGAAGGTACAGAACCAGCCAGTAGACGGGTGGATGCAGATCCTTCGCAAGCCAGGCAATGCAGTTAATAAGGGTGATAGTCTTTATGGCGACATCATCAAGAATCAGTGGGGTAAGGCGCAATTTAAGCGAGCAGATCGGCCATTTGGTCACCAAGCGCCCCAGCGGCAGTCAACGACTGATGACGCAAAGTATAAGGCGCTCGAGGATCGCGTAACGGCATTGGAGGCTAAGTTTGATAACCTCGCCCGGTTTCAGGGCAATGTCGCCAACGACCCGGGAGAAAGTGCTCCAGACCTTACAAACCTTGATTACTAGTTGAGATGATAGACTACCAGAAAATTATTCAGAACATTATGTTCATCAACGAAAAGTTTTCTGATGCACAATGGGTTAAAGCACAAGGGGCGGATGTATTAAGTTACACCGCCCTTAAGCTTTCTGCGATGAAAGGCTACCTCGCTGAGTTTAAAGAGGATGCCCTACGTAACCTATTAAAGGCGGAGCGTGAGATGGAGACGGAAAAATCGAGAGCATTCTTAAGGGCTCGAGAGAAGTTTCCAATAACTGCCGCATCAGAAGCTAAACACGCAGATGAACAGTATATTAAAAGTAAAGAAGTATACGGGGAGGCTAGAGTATTATATGAGCGACTCAAGTCAATCTCGGCAGACACGCATGACCTCATCGACGCGATCAAAGGCCGCACGATCGAGCTCCAGTCGCAGAGGAAAACCGAAGCGAATCTCTAAATTTAAGCCCGCTAAGTTAGATGACTCACCAGCTGCCCTGGCCTTCCAGAAATGGGGAAAGATGAAAGGCGCACGGTTAAGAGGGGTATTAGCTCACGCTCGCGGTAAAGCCCATACGTTCGACCAAGAGGCTAGACTCAAAGGCAACAGGGCATCAGTAGCCAATAGAGAGAAGCGCAAGAAAGAGAAGCTAGAAAAGCAACAATCAATAGATAGGATACTAGATGATATCTTACAAGATTAACGGTAACTTAGCTAAGCTTAATGAACATGATAACGCCAACCGGGTAAATAGGTTTGCAGGCGCGGCGCTTAAGAAGAAGATGAACGAGCTAGTCTCTTCACAGGTTAAGGGCCAACCAGCGGTAGAGAAGCCCTGCAAGATCAAGTTTACCTGGTACTACTCGGGCAAGCATGACTTTGACAACATTAGGTTTGGCTGTAAGTATGTGTTAGACGGTATGCAACACGCCGGCGTACTACCTAACGACAACCAGTCGTGGGTTAAAGGTTTTGATGGAGATGAGTTTGTGAAGGTTCAAAAGGGTCAGGAGGGTGTACTTGTCGAGGTTAGATACATTTAGTCCCGATAACTATACGGATAGCGAGTCGGCATGGCTCGCTTTTCGTCGTTACTGGCTAGAAGATAATCCGCCACTTGATAATGGCTGTTACTTGTGCGGTATCTGCAACAAGTTCGTCCCATTAAATGAAGTCACATTAGACCACATAGAGCCCCGCGAGGCGTCTAATATGTTTGATCCGCTTAATATACAGCCAGCCCACGGTGGATGTAATTATCGTAAAGGCAGTAAGCGTTGGAGGCCGCTTGTATCACAAGAAACGCGGGATTTCTTAAAAGCTTTGTCGGAGATGTAGGTGAATAAGCGAGAGGTAATACAAACATTTGAATCGTATGGTAAAGCGATAATAGACACGCCAATACACCCGGAGAGAGACTACGCCCAACTAGATGCCTTATATAGGGTATTAAATCAATTAGGCCTTACCTCGGTTAAGTTGGCGGAGATGCGGAGTGTTGTAAATTCTACGCTAGACAATCCATATGAGTTGGTGTAGTATACTAACTAGGAAGGAGAAATGATATATGAGTAAGATCGGACAAAAGGTAGTTGAGCTTATGGAGCAAGGCTACACGATGGATGAGATTGCGGAATACCAGGGCATCGAGCAATAGACAGATGCGTGGGATAATCCTTCAAAGAACTTAAATAGGAGGTTATATTAGTAAAAACCTAGTAACGAAAGCGAAGAAGTACGCCTTACCAGCTGCTATACTCGCGCTGGTCGTGTTGAACATTATCGCTCTTAATGCGAACCATAATGTAAAGCAAGACCTAGTCCGCCAGGAGGCTAAGACTAATACAACGAAAAATGCGCTGAGAGCACGCTCAGAGGCCGTAGAATCGCTCAAAAAAGAGAAGACGACCATTGAGTCATCTTTGCGCGAAACAAGGCAAAACGCCGAGAACCTTACGAAGGAAAACCAAAGTTTAAAAGTCAGCTTGCAGAATAAGCGAGAGGCGAAAGCCGCCGAAGAGAAAAAAGCCCAAGAGGCTAAAGCTCAGCAGGTAGCCCAAGCTAAAGAAGCTGCAAAGACTATGCCCCAGCCAGCGGCCCAGCCCGTACAGGCGGCCGCCCCAGCTGGGTGTCAAGCTATTAGTTCGATCTTGCTTGCTAATGGCATATCACCAGCCGACTTACCTTTTGCGCTACAAATAGCCCAGAAGGAGTCGAGTTGCAACCCTAACGCGGTGAACCCTAATGGTGGCGCGTGTGCTTACTTCCAGGAGTTACCTTGTGGTAAATGGGGTGGCACAGGTAACATTGCCGGCCATATCCGAGGCGCAGACGCTTATGCTAAAGGTCGCTATGGTGGCTGGGCACAAGCCTGGACCTCGTGGCAGGCAAAAAAGTGGTGGTAAAAGATAGGTGCTAGTTGGTAAACTGGTTAAATGTCAAGGAAGACGCAGCCTATTTTATTCAATACCCTAGGGAGACACACGTACGTGTCAACGTTATCCTCGCGGTTAAGGCAGGTGACCGTCTACAGCTCCGGTTATAATAGAGCTGTTCAAGTCCAATTGCTAGCCTAAAGCTGGCGGGGATATAAAGGAAGGAGAGAATAAAGTGAATATACCCGTAATGGAGTATGAGCCTGCCGACAAGGCGGAGATTTGGCTAGTTAATAGCCGGCTATCAAGTATAGAACTGGAGGAGCTTTGTGCAGAATTTGACGAAGATTAGTCAGCAAGAGTTTGATCCGTTGCCAAAGATACTTTGCCTGGACATTGAGAGCTCGCCTAGCCTTATCTGGGCGTACTCACTCTGGAACACAAACGCGGTTAAGGTTGAACGCGACCCAACGATTATGTCTATTAGTTGGCAGTGGGTTGATATGGATAAGACGCGGAACCTCAATCTCAGCAGTATGTCTGAGGAAGAACTGGCGCGCCACATCTGGGATCTATACAACCAAGCTGATTATGTGCTCGGCCATAACTCAAATAGGTTTGACAATAAAATGATTAATGCACTCTTTATGAGGTATGATCTTACGCCACCTAGCCCGTATAAGCAGATTGATACCCTACAGGTTGCGCGATCAGTTGCGCGCTTTAATAGCAACCGGCTAGATAGCCTAGGTAAGCTCTTACTGGGTGAGGGCAAAACAGAGACAACATATAAAGATCTTTGGTACGACTGCCTTATTAAGAGCGACAAAAAATCGTGGGAGCTTATGGCCGAGTACAATAATAGAGATGTTGATGTAACTGTTGCCCTTTATAAGAAGCTGCGCCCGTGGATTAAGAACCACCCCAACATTGGCGACCACACAGGTATTGACGGTATTTGTCCTAAGTGCGGAAGCGATAATATCCGCAAAGATGGCAGTTATCGTAAACGTTCAGGCCGAGTGCAGCGCTATAAGTGTCTACACTGCGGCGGCTGGTCAAGTGAGGCTAGTGTAAAGAAGGAGGGGCGATTGGTCAATGTATAGCGATAGAGATGCTCCTTTAAGCCGGGATGTCGAGTGTTACGTTTGCGGCGAGATGGAGTTAACAAATCGGGACTTCTTGCCGCCTAACTGGATTATTAGCTGGGACTATGACTGGACTATTTGCCCCACCTGTCGAGATAAGATAGAAAAAGAGCTAGGATATGAGCTAGATTACTTTATGAAGGGCGCGGAGCCTGACCCGATGGATCAATTTAAACAAGAGGATTTCTTTTTATGACACAAACCACAAGTGGCCTGAAAACACTTAAAACATTGCTTGAATACGTACGCGTTATTCTTGCATTCCCCGCTGCAGTGTTGGCGTTTCTCGCCTACGGGGTAATGATCACATTCGCAGTAATTGCCGTGCTTATCGGCGGTGAACCATATGAGCAAGCGGTTAACGACGTAAAGGAGACACTATGAGCGATATTAACGAAGTACTAGATGAGCGCGGCAAGCGTTATGGTAGCTACATGGGCCATGCAGAAGTGAGCCAGAGTATTAAGAATATCCTATACGGCGCGCTTGCTACGAACCCTAATATCGACTTTGATTTGCTAGACAGCGATATTAAGGAAACACTGGAAATGATTGCCCATAAGCTTGGCCGTATCGTTAACGGTGACCCTTATTATGCAGATAGCTATATTGATATTGCAGGATACGCTAAACTAGTAGGAGATCGACTAAATGACCTATAAACAAGACTTGACCAAGCGCCTAGAGGAAGCTACAACCCTTGAGGAGAAGCTCAAAATTATTGAGGAGGCGCAACAACATTTTGAAGTAAACAATAAAGAGCGACGAGTGGTGAATGGGGAAATCGTAGACCCCGCGGAGCTGCTCGGGTGCTCAGGATGTCAGTAGTATGGAAACTGTATTAATTGATTATAGAACAACAACCAACCCAGCCGTTGAACATATCGCGGCGATGTTGATGGCTCACGATTACCGGGTATCTATCTACAGTGTAGACGATGACCCGGCCGGTGATGTTATCAAAGACCTAGACGAACGGAGCTTCCCCTATGATGAGGTTCGCCAACACTACGGTGAAGATCCTATTGATTACTGGGCTACTGAAGTGCCAAAAGAAGCGGATCTTAAGTACGTGATCACTGATAACTTTAATGACGCGACAAAGTTTAAATGTCCGTCATTAGTGGTAGGTTTCAATGACTGAGTATATTAGTAACGAACGCATCGAGGAGATTGCAGATGAATATTTTGAAAAACATCGTGGACAAAACGCTGCGCAACAGGATTAAGAATCTTGAGATCGACAACGCCAAGTTAGTTGAGCAGCTCAAGTGGTGCAAGGCCCGAGTTGAAGTACTTGAGGAAGCAAATGCCGATGCAGTGGAGCTTGCCCGTCAACACGTGCTACTCTCCAATAAAGAGCAGCTGCTCATTGCCGAACGCAAAGCCTTAGACGAGTACCAAAAACATTTACTCGACCTGGCGCTGTTCAAACAAAACCAATAAGAAAAGCCCCCAATAACTGGGGGCTTCTTTTATTTGTTGCTAGCCTTAGCTGCGACAGTTACAATACCTGCCGACTGTAGACCGAGTGCGATACCGCTATAGATATCAAGGCCCTGGAAGCCGAGATACCCAGCAATTGCACCGGTGGCAACCGCGAGGATGAGCTTGCCGAGGCCGCCCCATTCTTTCTTATTTAACATATCAAATGCCTTAACAATTGCGGGGATAATAAATAGGTTCAATGCTTCCATGGTTAATCCTTCTTAAAAATGCTCTTAAAGGCCTCTAGGAGGCTCTGTAAGAGGTTTCTAATATCTTTTAGTATAGTTGTACTATCTTCGTCTTTAGGCTGCTCAGAGGTGCCCTCAGAGGGCTCTACGTGCGTTTCTGGCTCAACCTCCGGCGCCGGGGTGGCCGCCCGGTCTTCTACGTGTTGAATTTCGGGAGTCGGCGTCTCTTTAATGCGCTGCAGCTCTTTGTACTCATCGCTATTACGTATATCATCTGCTACCATCTGCCAATTCCAGCCATTGCGGATTTGGCTGCGGTAGTGTTCGATACCGCCTTCATCTGCATCGCGCTCTAGTACTTCTTTATACAGACGCTTAATCTCGTTAGTCTCACTGTCGTAGGCTGCCTGCAATTCGCGGGCTTTAGCTTTAGCTTCCTCTACTCGTCGAGCCTGGACTGCTTGTCCTTCAGCCGAGGAGAGAAGATCTTGCTTAATTTGCTCCCAATTCCACCCGGCGTCGATCTGCTTGAGGTAGTGGGTAATAGCACCTTCATCAACGTTGCGGTCAAGGATTTGGCGGTACAAACCATTAAGGAAGTTAATCTCGTCGCTTCGGTCGCGCTGGGCTACGATATTCTCTACATAAGTACGGACACGATAGATATTGTAGCCACCTACTCGCCACCCTGCATTTAATGGGTCGACGTCAGCGGCGTATACGATACCTGCGCCAAAGTTAGCGGTACGCTGCCCGCTGGCTGCTACATTCTCTTCAAATACAGTGCCATCACCCATATAAACCCCGATGTGGCCATAACCGCCACCGTCATAGGGCCATACAAGGATATCGCCCCGCTTAAGGTCGCCTACACGGTCTGCAATGCCTTGCGCTACAAGTGCTTCGCCAAAGTCTTTTGCATGGCCGCGGGCGGCAAACGGAGACGGCACTTTTTCGCACATCTCAGCGAGGAACCACTTAATGAGGCTCACGCATTGCCCGGTTAAATAGCCTTGGCTATTGTCTGATTCTCCAGCTGGGAAGAATATCCCGATACGCTGGCTTGCCCAATCTTGAGCATTAGCTGCTAGTGCCATTCATTCTCCTATATGTTTATGCAAGTTGAGTCACCAGCTATCTTGTACATGCGCCTATACGCCGAGTCTTGCTCGGTCTCATATTTCCACGCCACCCAAGATGTTTGGTTACCCGAGTTGTCTTTTATGTTTACACAGTTAAGTATAGGGCTCTTACCGTTGACGCCATCTACGCCATTCGTACCATTAATACCGTTTGTACCATTGGCCCCAGCTTCGCCGGTATCGCCCTTACACTTACCGCTTGCGCAGTATCTGGCAACAGCCAGTGCGACTTGATCATCGCTAGTGCTCTTGCCTTCTGCGCCTTTGCATTTATTATCAGCACAGTAACTAGATACCGCCGCCATTACTTGGGCGCTGGTAGGGGACTCTGAGCATTTATTGGTTGAGCAGTAAGCTTTAACTGCTATCTGTATCTCGTTGCTTGAGGGGGTTCTCCCGTCCTTACCACTAGAACCTAGTACTTGCCCGACATTGCGGGACTCGCCATCTGAGTAATAGACAACGAGGTTCCCGTCTTTGTCGACCTGGGCGTTAGTAATACTAGTTACTGGTTTTTCTACCTTCGCACCACCCGAGATAGTCACCGATTGGCCCGGCTTAAGGGTTAAGCTCTTGTATAGTGTGTAGCCACTAAAGATTAAGCTGAGCACCATCATAAACGACAATGCTTTAAGCAGTTTATCTTTGCGGAGCCACTCCATTGTTCGCTTAATAATGGTCATCTCAGCAACCCTCCCGTGCCGCGGCTGAGTAGGGCGATGAGTATCGGTATAAACGAAGTGATCACTGCTCCTACTACTAGTCGGAATAGCCATCGGTTTTTATCTTTCTCTTCGGCCGCATCGTCTTCCAGTTTTTTAAGCCTTGCCTCTATGTCTTTTTTGTATAGGTCAAGTGCATAGACCGGGACAAATGTTGCAGCCTTTCGGGTTTCATGGAGGTCTATAGCCTGCTGAATGGCTTCTTTGACCTCCCACCGGTTCATTGTTTCATTTTCTGCCACAATTCTACCATCCAGATTTTTGCTTATGTTTTTGTTTAGAGGACTTGACGACTCGGTTTAGTTGTATTTCGCGCTGAGAGGCTGCCTTACGTTGTTCGTTTGTTAACTCGAAGCCGTCATAAGCCCCCTTCACCTTGCTATTATACTCGTTGATAATAGACTGGGCTCTATTGCGGTTACCTTCCTGTAGAGCCTGTTTGGCGTCGTCGTATGCCTGTTTACGGCTAGGGATGTTATTGGTACGCCTGAAGTACTCGGTAGCCTGCTCTCGCTCTTTAGATGACTCTAGGCTTTCAATCTTAGACTGCTGAGACTCTTTGACCGCGCTAAAGCTACCCTCCTTGAGCCACTTTTGACCATTCTCAGTAGTGTATTTACCGAGGATTGCCGCCTTGAGAGCATTGCCTTGGTCTTGGTTTTGCGTGAAGCGGGTATTGCCTTTATCGTTTTTCACGACACCTTCCTCTACTGATTTGATACCTTCAGTTGTACGCTTAGCCTGTGTACCGGCTGGCACTATAAGTTGCCAGTTCTTCTCCCAAAACTCTTTGACACCTTCGCCTTTATCTTTCTTAGCTAGTGCGCCGAGAAGTCCTGGGTTCTTGTTACCATCTCCGAATAAGAGGGTCATTGCAGGTGAGCGGCGGAATTTATTCTTTTGGTCTCGCTCGAAGCCTTTCTCGTCCTTGCCTTCGATGTTAGTCCAGGCCTGGATTTGGTCGTAGAATGGGATATGGTCGGTTTCCTTCATGCCGATGAATTGGCCGAGTGTCGCCTGCACACCCCATGCGGTAGCGCCCATTGCAATAAGCTTACCCATGTCATTAGCAGCTAATCGGTAGTTGCCAGCCTTAACGTCCTTAATAGGCTTGAGACCCATGCGAATAAGGAAGCCAGCTTGCTTGCCGTCAAATGTTGCCAACTGAGTAAGGGTTCGCATCCCCGGCCCGTTAAAGGCTGCAGGTGCATCTACCTTACTGGTAATAAACTGAGTATCAACTGTCGCCTTAGTGCCGTACTCCATTGCCTTCTTTTGCACAAAGTCTTGGGCTGCTTGGCCGGTTAGACCGGCTTCATTTGCCCACCGCTCCCATTTAGCGCCGTTGAGCTTTAGGCCTTTAGCTTTAGCGCCGGCGTATGCCTGGGCGCGCATGATATTGTCCATTGTAGACACCATCGACATAAGCCCATCAGACACCTTGTCAAACGCCTTGCCGGCCTTGCTTTGAGTTAGGCCCTTGAGGTCTTTAAGGCCCGTGCCCTCGTCAAGTACGCCGGAGAGTTTAAGCTCTTTGCGACCCTCTTTGCTTGCGAGCATCCGTGCACCATTTACCATACCAACGCCTGCCCATTTAGGGTTGAGATTACCGACTGTAGCGATTTCCTGGGTCATCTGGCGTAGTGCAGTAAGCGGAGACAAGCCAAGCGTAGCCATTGCATTAACTGCCCGAATTGCACCGGTTGACTTCTTAAACGCGTTATGGCCAAACTGAGCATCGAATGCTTTCTCGATATTGCTTTGGTTCTTACCCTTAATCTGGTTAATGTAGTTGTCAAGAAAACCGGCGTAGGCTTCAAAGTTTTTATGCTCGGCTGAAGCGAGTTTAAGCTGGGTGCTTACACTCTCAATCTTACGGAGTGATGGCTCGATGTTCTTAGCCTGGTTGATACCGTTGAAATAATCGCCAAGCACCTTCCAGACATCTTTGCTGTATTCTTCGCCGCCCTTCTTACGGCTCTTAAGCGATCCAATATTTAGTTCGCCTTTAGCCAGTTGACTCTCATCAAACAGATTAGCTAAGCCTTTAGGGTCGTTCTCTCGCATATGGGGGAAGTAGAAGTCATTAATCGTACCGTAGCCGTTCTCCTTAAGCCAAGGCTTCACCTCGTCAAGCATCGTGCGTATTTCTTTTGCCGCCTTCTCGTGGCCGGGGACATTTAGGGTTTCGACCTTACCCTCCAAGTAGTCAACGATATTGTCCATTACTTCGGGTTTCTTCGCGTCACTACCGAGGGCTTTTTGAATGCCGCTTAACCGATTAGCAATTTGCTCACCTTCAACAGCTGCGCGGCCCGTGCCGTTTACCAACTCACTGAAGAGTCCGGCACTTTCGGTGTTGAGGCCACCTTTGTCAAATAGGACGCTTGGGGAAGTTACTCGAGCTAGGGCCATCTGAGTGTCTGAGATTTTACTAATACTCTCTTTAGCGTGTTCAATATCCTTAGCATTTAAGGTGTTGGCCAACTCTTTCTGGAGGGTCTCACCGTTGCGCTCCAGGGCGATCTTTAACTCTTCTGGGTTCTGGGCCTTTGATACTTCCTGCAATGCGTAGGTAGTCTTGCCATCATATTTCTTAGCCTCTGCAAGGTTTTGCTCAGCTAGTTGGCGATGTTCGGCCAGCTTATCTTGGTCAATTTCGCGGAAGGTTTTTGGGTCGCTACGGATTAGCTCATTAGCATCACCGACAATCTCTTGGGCCCGCTCCTCTACCCGCTGCTTCATCTCGTTGAGTTGTTGCACTTGGGGTAGATCGCGCGCGCGAGTCTCTTCTAGTTCCTGCAAGTCCTTCGTGTACTGCTCGTCTAGGCGTTGTCGCTCAATCTCTTGACGCGGCCCAGGCATGTCGTTAACAGCTGCGAGTCTCTCCTTATAGGCTGCATCCATCTGGGCATGTGCTTGATTATAGGTGTTGTCGTTCATTAAGTTTTCAAGCTTAACATCGATCTCGTGGCCTAGGTCGGCCGCCTGTACAGCAGCGTTGCGCACCTCTTTCGGCATTTGCTCATCGCCAAGGATCTGCCCTATAGACTCTACGCCATCTCGCTCGCGGAATACATGATCAGGTAAGCCATCTACCCTGCCATTGTCGATATTGTCTAGGTATTCCTGGGCGGTCTTGCTGTTATTAGGCAGCCCGTTGTTTTCAAAGTCCTTGCGCGCCTCTGCTAATTTGGCATCTACTTGCTCACGAAACTTAGGGTCTAGCTCGTAAGCCATCTTCTCTTGCTCAGTAAGGCCTTTAGGCGTCCCACCCGGCTTGAGGTCTTCATTGAGTCGGGCAATCTCTTCAGGGCTCTTTGGGCCATTTACTTCGTCGTTGATATCGTCTAGCGGGTTGCGTTCACGGTTAAGAGACTCAGCTTCACGCTGGGCTTTTAGCTCTTCGGATTGCCGGCGGTATAGTTCAGCGTTAATCTCTTTGTTTTGAGGATCTAGTGCACTAGCTTTATTCAGCTCTTCAGTGCTTAGACCTGCGTATCGGCTCTCAGGTTGTACAGAAACATCGCTTGTAAGCTCACCAGAGCCGTTCTGGTGGCTTGCGCCACTCGAGTTGATATCTAACCCATCTTCGCTGGTTTTAGCGTTTGTAGGGGCCTCTACGGCCTCATCGACACTTCGCGTTGCGCTCGAGGCGTCGTCTGCATTCTTGGCGTTGACGTCATCACCGACCTTGCCGCGGAGTTTACCGACACCATACCCCAGACCTTCGAGGCCACCCTGGAAGATTGCGCCAGTAGCTGCCTGTTCGCCGGCTTTTTGTAGGGCCTTATCAACATCACCTGTCTTGCCGTACTCTTGTAAGAAGCCTTGAGCGGCATTTGCACCGCCTTGAGCAGCCACCTCTTTAGCGATTTGTCCAGCTAATGCTTTACCTGTAAGCTCGGTACCGTCCACAGCTAGACGAGTAGGGTTGATAAAACCAGTAAGAGTAGAGCCTGCATCGATAGCGTCGCCAACCGCCGTTGCCCAATCGCGAGCATCTGCTTTACCCTGACCGATCCTATCGCCAGCTTCCTTAGCTTTAGTAGTGTCTTCAATATTTTTACCGGTGATGTCCTTTTGATCACGTATCCACTTACGAGCACCTTCAGCAGAGTCCATAATAGCCTTACCGGCTTTTGCGTTGGTGTCTTGGTCGAATGCATTTACTACCTGGTTGGATGCAAGCGCCAAAGCCTCGCCGGTGTCGACAACTGCACTAGCCGCCTTACCTGCCGCCTGTTGTACACCTGCGCCTACACCTTTAGCTGTATCACCAAGCCATTTAAGACCATTACCAAGCCAGTCGTTTTTCTTTTTCTCCTCTTCCTCTTTCTTTTTCTTCTCTTCTTCTTGGCGCTTCTGCTCCTGTTGTTGCTTCTGTTCTTCTTCGTAGGTTAGCGAGCTATCGGGGTTCCAGCCATTGTCGTACTTATTGCCCTCGTCATCGGCTTTGACGGCCGCCCATCTATTGCCGTATACTTGCTTCCATTCGTCTTCAGTCATCTATTTCTCCTCTCTTATCCGTAGTAATATTGTTTCCACGCGTTACCGCCGCGCTGGTTCTGGGGCACATACTTCCAGAAATCGCTTGCGAACTGGCCAGTGTTGCCGCCAGCGCTTCGGTAGGCGTCACGCGCCAACTGGAATATCGCAGGGCTGATTGCTCGACCGCTTTGGATGGCACCTGCAATAATACCCTGGGCTGCTGCGTTCGGACTAATAGCTTTACTGCCGCCTCCCGATCGCGCACGACTATATACAGCGCCGCCTCCACCGCCGCCGCCCGAGTAGCGGGCCGCACTTAAGGCCGCCTGCTGGGCGCGGTTAAGAGCATTCTGGCTAGCTGTAAATGCTTGGGTTGCCTCACGTTCGCTGCGCTGGAAGTTGCGATTCTTTTCGTTCTCGCCTGCAGTAAACTCTTGTCCTGCAATCATTTGGTTCCAGTTATTCAGTGCGTCCTGTTGCCTGTCTACGCGTCCTAGAGCGTTAGTGCGTAGTTCTTTATCTAGATCGGCTAACCGTCCTTGCAGCTGTAGACCTTCATCGTTCTGTTGAAAGTCGGCCTGCATTAAAGCAGGGAGAGTTTTCTCGGCTTCGTAGCGAGCTTGCTCATGGGCCGGAATGCCGCTAAATGCTAAACCTCTACCTGTTGCCTGGTTATTGATTGCATTATAGGCGTTACCGCGGGCTGCATAAATACCGGCACGTTGGGTGTCGTATTTTTGCCCTAGATTGCCGATTTGTTGATTGATGACATTGCGCGACCCTTCATAAGCGGGGTTTAAGTCACCGATCGACTCTTGGATTGTTTGAACTTTAGGCGCTGTTGCCATCGTCTATCTCCATTAACTAATATTATTCTGATACTCGTAAATGCGAAACATTAAGTATCCTGAATCTATCCCAGTAGGCTGGCCATACGATGAGTTGTCGACCTCTACTATCGGGGTTATTTTATCATGTGTAATCTCTAGAAAGCCTAAGAAGTTCAAGCCTCCGTTCATACCAGCCCCGCGAGACTGCCACCTCGTATTAATCGAGTGGCGAGTAAGGTAGTCATAAGCTTGGCGCTTGCCCGGGATATCGAATGACTCCCCACGAATACGCCACTTTGTCCTAGCTGGGGCTACACCCTGTACACGTATCTTGGTCTCTATCACACGAGGCAAACAGAAAGCAAACTTATCTGAGTGAAATACCCATGGATGGTCTGTCTTTACCGGGATAAGCTGCAGATCGTACTGGAGAAACTCACCGTGCACTGCCGCCTGCTCCATTGTCGCATTCAGCTTAATAGTGTTTGCGCCGTGGTCATAGGTCGTATATAGAGATATCGGGCCGGCAGATGAGTCTACCAACCCTCGTGCACCCCTAAAGACGTAAGTGCCGCGGACTAAGTATTTGCCAGTTAAGCCGGAGGGTATCTCGAGTATTGAGACGTTACTGCCTGGCGTCATATTCATTGTGCCAGTTAATCGTTTAGCGATAATCTCGCACTTACCAGTCGACCTAAACAGGAAGTTCTTATCTCGATGATATATCCTATAGTGCACTGTACCCTTAAAGCGAGCGCCGCCAAACTGAGGGGCCTTGGCAAACCAAAGCTTGCCGTTCTCGGCGAATACGTTGAACTGATCATATGGAGATCGTCCGTATATCCAGGGTTGATTAGGATACTCTAGCCACGCGCCGAAGTAGTCTCCGTCCTCTATATCGTCAAGCGCGGTAGTTGTAGGAAGGCTAACGTCTAGCTCTTTACTGCCCTCTTTAAAGTCGGTCGGATACCAGAAATCGCTATGAAATATAAAGTTATCCGGGTTAATCATCTTACTGTAGTTTCCTCTACAACGTCTTTACCTGGCACGGTGATTGCGATAATATCATGATCCCCATTAACGGGGCGGCCGATCAAAAGTCGGCGCGTCCCCGTTGAGTCTTTACTTGTCTTAGTTCGTGACTCGTTCTGGAGTTGTTCGAAGTTCTTATTGATCGTATTAACTAGCGTCGCGTCATCCATACCAGGTGTCAGCTGAATAAGAGATAACATTACAACTTCTCCGTTACTTGGACGTGCACCTCGCCATCAAAAGAGAGGTTCCAGGGGAAGATATTACCGCCCGAGATAAAGATCTTGCCATCTCGCTTCTCGCCGTTTACTACTAGGTGGCCCGAGTAATGGCCAAAGTAGGTGCAGGTAACGATGATGTTATCAATCGTACGACCTACAGGTGCGGGGAAGCTCCCAAGCCCTGCGCGGCGACCATTGGCCTCAATGAGCAAACCAACGTGCCCTGGGCCGTTATGGTCATTTTGCGTACCAGTAACAGGAATGGTACGGCTATAGGTCTTAATACCGCCCATATCGGTTACTGTCCAGCCGTTATCGTCAATGTATTGGCGGAGAGCCAGCTTGTCTTTAGTAATTGAATTGTCGGCGATCTTCTCACGAGTCACTGCCGAGTTTTTGAGGTTAGCGGCATCAATGTTACCGTTAAACTCATTGTAGATAGTACCAAAACGGTTGTTGAGGTCGTTTGCTACTGCCTCAGTACCATCTTGTAATTGTGAATAACTAATTAATCCCATTTATAACCTCTTTGCTTTATAACTAAATTGCGCGCCAACAAAGGCCACGCGGTTTTCTACACCATTGCGGAATACACGCAGCTGCCAGTATCGTGCATACCCCGAGTAGCTTTGACGCTTTGGTTTAAACGATTTACTACCACCGTAGAGTGTGCCATCACCCCACTTAAATTGCCCCCACCTTGCACCATTAACGGAGAGTACTTGCTCTTTAATTTTCGGCGCATCAGCAAAGTCTTTGTCCATTGCGAGACCGACTTTAAACGTAGAGTCAACACCCTGGAAGATGGGGTAGAAACGCTTGAGACGTTTACGCTGCATTGGGCTACCCATGCTATCATACTTGAACCGATATTCAAAGTCGATTGGTGCGCCCATGTCGTGGTAAACTTGTTGCTCGGCATAGTAGCTCATCCCAACGTAAGAGTTAAACACTGCGAGCTGTCCACGGTCATCTGCATCGTCGTAGTAGATTGCGCGGTCTCCGTAAATGCCGGTATCGTATTCAATATCCTTTAATGGCTTATTGTAAATGATGCAAGTATCGTTAACTGTCGAGCCGCTAGAGGCCAAGTAGAAGCGTATCTCATCTTTATACTTAGTCGCATCTATATCGGTAATACGTGGACACCCATCAATTAATGGAGTAATAGCATCTGATATGCGAACGTCGCTTGATCCATTAAACATAAACAGCCCAGCATCACCTACAAAGTAGATTGCGTTCTCGTCTTGCACTACTCCGCGCCGTGCAATAGCGCCCTTAAAGCCGGTAGATTGCCGCATTGTGAATGAAGCCTCATCGTAGCCGCTAATAATATACTTGCCATCCTGGGTAAAGACAACAAGATTGTCCTGGAATGAGCAAAGCTTAACTACTGGCGAACCATTAAATGGTCGCGGGATGGTAAAGAAACTTGTACTCCGCCATTCGTTATACCATTGCTCACTTGGCTTTGTTGGTATCTTGCCAGTCGGATCCCACGCCGGGTTTCCAGGAGCTTCGCTAAACCTAATCGTATTAGGCAGACCAGCTACGACGCCCCACATACGATCTTTGTGGAACATCACCTCGCGTAGTATGGGCAGTTCGGTATCGACGATACGTCCTACGCCAGTATCGATAATCTCCACGTCATCAATCCAGAAGTCCTCTCCAGTTGAGACAAACTCTAGGCTATTAACATCTAGCTCGGGCCAGTAGTAAAACTCGTGGTTATCCCATGAGGTTGTCATCTGCTTTTGGTAGCCTGCAATTGGGCGGAGTTGAGTATTTACGCTTACGAACACTTGCGACGTGCCGGCCGCGCTGACAGATGAGAATTTAATCTTATAGCGTTTGCCCTTAGTGAGTTGGATGTCGCTCTTGGTGTAGCGTTGTCCGCCACCCGTAATCTTAAGCGAGGCGGGAGACGATTTATATACTGTAGTATCTCGCGTAACGCTACCTTGCCATCGGACAGTCGGGAGGCTAAAGTTGCCGTTGTCTACAATGTTGGTGCGATCTTGAGGTGGCGTACCATCCCAGTAGCGCAACTCATCGTGGCCATTGACCCAAAACATCTTGCCGTCACCGTTAGCAAAGCTGTATTCGCTTGCTTCTGATGACAGGCCCGACATGATCTCGCGCCATTTACCAGCTGCTTCATCTGCATAATAGAGAGTGCTATCATACACGGCTACAGTACGGTTGTTGCGATTATCTAGGTTAAAGCGATATGCACCCTTGAGCTTCTTCTCAGGGGCTGTATAAAGCCTATAACGTAGCATCTTACCGGTAATGGGAGTGTTCACTGTCCAAGCCGCGGACGTCCACCTGGCTTCAGGTGTACTATTGACTAGGCCAATCTCATACCACTTGAGTGAGTCGTCCTGAGGCTTGAGTGCGATCCAGTATTTCTTACTAGTCTTAATCTTTGGCGGGTTAATAAAACGGCAGGTAACCCAATCACCACTATCGCCAATGTCTCCATTAAGGAGTGAGCTGACCGATAGGCGATTGCCCGGTAGGCCGTTTGCGTCCTCTAGGATCTCTACTATTACTGGGCCAGTAGCCCCGCCGGGGTTTTTAATGTCAATGTCTAGGCGAGTAATGCGTTGGTCTACATTAGCAGTAAACGGTTGCAAAAGAAAAGCGTTGTCTTTGTTTATCTTGAACCGCTGAGTAACAGTGGCCGCATTACCTAGCGCCTGCGACTCACCCAGCGGTTCCATATGCAAAGAATGGCCGCGCCTAGTTGACACGGCCACGCGGCGGGAATCCTTCTGTTGGGCTTGGAGGCGGAAGTTCTTACTAAAAGGACTCTTACCCTCCTGGAGAAGGTCGACTGGCGTAACAAGGTCGATACCTCCTAGATTTAGCTGGGTAGCAATTTTAACTTGCTGCGCCATTCATCCTCCTATATTTGTAAATTACGCATCTTAATAGGGCCAAAAGCATCGCGCATACCAAAGCGAGTGACCATCTCTTGTAGTTGAGCTTGGTACTGGTTCTCCACTTGAGTAGAAAGATCCATGTCCTCGTTACGGTCATGTACGCGACGGAGAGCGCCAAGAATAAGCAGCTCGGTAAACTCTTCGGGAATATCGGGCTTGTCAGTATCTTGGGCCATTGTATTTGGCGTCTTGTAATAATACGTGTATAGTTTGTATTCTTTATCGGTTGGGGCGTCTAATAGAATATTGCCGGCGTATTCAGTCCAGAAATAGGGCGCATGCGGAGTATTATTCATCGCATCTGCAAAGCGCATAAAGAAGTCGCGGTATTCAAGCTTCATTTGAAAGAAGTTTTGCACACCGGTCATTGCATGCATCTCTACCCTACTAACGTCATCGGGCAACTTAATGATAGACGTACCAGCGGGCACATCACCAATAAAGATCTTTTCCATAAATGGTAGTTCAAATTGGTTAAATATATCCCGCTGGGCGTCATTCAAGAAGTTGTCGATGATTTCTGGCTCGTAGTCTTCGTCGTCCAGCTTATCTATCATCACCCGCTTACGTAAATCGGCGAGCGTCATTTAAACTCCTAGCCTAGTGCTGAGTAAGGGATAGCAAGTGTCGGGACAATGTAAGTACCAGTGGCCTGAGCGTTGATCACTACGTTACCGAGGTTGTCGATTGTAATGTTCGAGCCATCGGTGCGCTTTGTCGAGTTATTGATCAGTGCACCAACCGCCGTTTCGATGTTGTCGCGATATGGCTGGGGGATCTGGAATACCGTGTTAGCGCCAGCTGCTAAGCCGCCAACGACACTGTACTGCCCTTTCGGCTTAATAAATAATAGCCCGTTGTAACGACGGTACATCCAAGTACCTTTAGTTGTAGCTTGCTCAACCCAGTTACTATCGCTTTCGCCGAGCTTCGGTACGTTGCCGCCACCTCCGCCGCCACCAGTAGACGATGTAGCGGCCAGCGAGTAGCTGCCACCATTTGGCACAAGCACTACGCCGAGGCTACCGCTTGGTGCGCTATCGACAATGTTGCTTACGCTAAACTTGCCAAGATTTTCCATTATATTCTCCTATTTAATTACTATTTGCTTATATCTGTCTGTGTTTAGTTCGACACTATCGATCTTGCCCGTTTCTATTGTATCAGGGCGGTATCGGTCAATGTTTAATGTTTCGCCTTCATAGGCTTTTACACCTACGTAATCAGGTCTGTATTGTTTGTATTCAATGTTATATACGCTAGGGTCTAATAAGCTGTTAGTCCGCGTTATTGTTAGCCGCAAAGTAAGTGGTAGAGGTTTTAACTCTAGCACCTCGGGCTTCGGTATAAATATAACACTAGAGCTACTAATACCGACCCTTATATTTATGTCCTCAGGCTGTATGAGAGCCGCCGTATGAGCCGTTAGAGTCGGAGATGATATAGATACCCTCTCGGTAATTCTAGACGCTTGTAGGGCGTATACAGGGCCTGTATGGGTCAGCGTAGGCGGTCTGATTGTTAGATACTCAGTTATCTGTACGGGGCGTAATTCACCAGGCTTGGGTGGTATATAGGTAAGCGTTGGTTGCTTCTTAAATACAAGGTGCACCCATCCACGATTGCCACGCAGGTTATAGGTAGGGCCGTTAGCAGTTAGCGTCGGGCGAGATATCGTCAGGCGTTCGGTCGTCTTACTGCCGGTTAACGCGTAGGTTTTTGGTACATTCTTTACTGGTAATATAGCACCCAGTGGACGTAAGCCCGGCGGCCCCCAATAGCCAAGATCTGGCTCAGGCTTAGACGATATGAAAGTATTCGCATATTCACCAGGTCTGGGCGCTGGCCTATTATCGGTAGAGGCAGAGATGTAGTTATAAGTTACAGTTCCGCCACTAAAGTGAGCTATACCGACTGATCCGTTGCTGTCTGCCGGCCAGTAGGTGTCATTGATTACTATCTGCCATCCCGGTTCTACTTGTCCGTCACCCCAAACCTTAGCCTTAATCTCTGAGCCTTTTACACTAAACCGTACCCAGTTCCATTCTCGCGGCTTATCAACGCCTATAGCTTGGTTGAATGTGCCGTCTGCATAGTCTACCTTTAAGTATGTTAGGCCGTCTACACCTTGTTGGTAAGCTAAGACGTAGCCCGAGTCGCGATTACGATTTTGTTGCCGATCAAAGAATACGTTACCGCGGATAACGAGCAGCCCCTGCTTCGCAACGAGCGTGTCTATCTTAACCTTGGCGAGCAATTCTACATTACTTTGACCCTTAACCGGTGTAAGCGATGCATAGTGTACGGCAAATCCGGTGGAGCTGGCCTCGAGTCCGCGTCTTCCTGGTAACACCTCTCCGTTGGGCCAGTAGTCCTTGCGTACTAAGTTGGGCAGGTCTCCCCAATCTGCAACTACAAGCATATTTTACCCCGCTACAATTTCAAAGTTAAGGGCGATATAGCTTGGACGCCATTCTAGTGGGACGTTCTTTGACGAGTCGCTAGCTGTTCTCGTTGTGGAGTGTACATGAAAACCGAACGCACCACCTCCGTTAACCGCCTTATGCAAACCAGATTGAGATATAGTGTCACTCATCCAGGTGTTGGTTTGGTAGTTTTGTGGAGCTAGACGTATACTATCGCTGCCCCCCTCTGATCCCATAGCGTCAAAACCGCCGGCTATTAATGGAAACCTACCGCTGAAATTTGCGAGGGCGAACGTATCGCCGCTGGTTGTTCCATAGCGCGGGTTGCGCGAGATGTGATCGTAGAGTAGCGGATAGTCCCACTTACTATAGCCTCCCTGTCCATTGAGAAGCAGGCGTCCAGGCATCGGATTAGTGTTTAGTGTCATTACTATATCGCCAACGTGTAGAAGGTTCTCGTAATAGACGCCGCGGTATACTAATGAGCCTTTCTTATGGGCCTTTGCAACTATACCACGCTGCCCTCGGGTCACGGCGAGCGTCTTGCCATTACGCGCCCTAACCGCCATTATCTCCGAGTTAAGTGCCGTAGGCGGCTCATCAATTGGTGATACGGTGATATAGAATGGAGCGCTTGGGAAAAAATGATTATAGGCTACCTCTATATCTATCGTATCCACCTCATCGGTTATGGCAGCTGCCAATACGCCTATCGTCATATTATTGGCCATAACGACTACCTCAAATTCCAGATGGTATTGTATTTCTCTCGGAACATCTCACTGTACGCTGGGATGTCGCGCTTAGCTTCTCCAGCCATAATCTGCGGCGGCTTCTCCCATTTTTGCGGAATGGTATCTAGCACTATAGGCCCTATAAGCATAGCCTGTATATTGCTTGCTCTGTTCGGATAGTGCAACAGTATCTCGTCCGTATAAACAACCTCGTTTGTCTCGTTGTTAAGATCCATCGCCTTCTGTATATCGGTGCGATAGACTCTAGTCGCGTCATCTCCGCGCACAAAACGATTATATGTGAGCGCCTTTTCGAAATACCTCACCGACTCTTCAGTGTCGAACGAAGATAGAAAATCTCCGGCGTACACCCCGCTGCGTACATCGTTAACGGGCATGACGCTTTTAGTGTCGTATTTGCCTATAAACTCGACTTTGTCGTCATAAAACCTAGAGTAGTAACATGTAGTTCGCCCTAGATCATATATTAGAGTGCTGTATTCCTTCACTTCCGCTCTGAGTTTTTTCGTTAGTTCATCGACTTCATCCATACTATACAACCTCCATGCCCAGCTCAACACTACCGAGGTTCGCTGTTCCACCCTGCGTTATATCGGACGGAGTTATATCGGTAGCCAGCCTTATTTCCGACGCAGTAGAAAATACAGCCACCGAGGCTCGGCCACTCTTTGAAACAGGTATGTTATTGACTGCCGGCAGGGATACTGTCTTTCGCGCTCCAGGCGGCACAGTAATTGTCGGGATTGTTATATTTTTTTGGCCGAGAGATACAGACCGTATCTCAGAGACAGTGCTTGGTGTAGACGAGCATATATCCACCACGGTAGCACCGGTGACGGAGTTTAACATCGACTGCCAGGCTGAATCTGCTATCATTTTTACCATATATTATTTACCTCAGTTAACCTTATGGATCTTTTCGTTTAGCGTGTTGACTCTCCACCTCACATTGTTGAGTTGAGCGCCGGAGAAGATGGCCGGAGAGTCGGAGGTGAAACTCATGTCATGCATCGACCGTACAAACCCAGCAGACGTTTCAACAATATAAAGTGGTGGCATCTTCTGTTTCTTTCTTCCCGCTGCCATAAAACACATACTTTTTACAAGTTTTTTGCCCTCTCTTACTGCGCACGCAAGCGCTCTACCGTCTATCCACGATTTTATTGGCTCTTCGGCAAAAAGCTCGCCAAGCTTATCGCCCTGCGGAGATAGCACAGTTGCAGAATTGGTTGAATACAATACTCCAAACCCCATAGCTTCTATGTCACTGAGTGCGTCAATCATTAACTTATCGCTATCGATCATTATTTCTCCTTATCTAAAAATAAGCCCCCTCCGCTTGGGGAGGAGGCTTTAAGTTAAGATATACTATTTAACAGTAATCTCAACAACGTGGTCTGGGCGGACAACGCTTGCACCAAAGAGGGTTGAACCAACAACGTAGTCAACACCAGCGAGCTTGTCGCGGCCGTCTTCAGTCTTACTCAGCTGAGCGAGACCCTTAACGGCACTCTTGTGCATGATGTAAGCAACATCCTTTGAGCCCTTCTGCTTGATAACGTTAGTCACGTAAACAGGCATGCCGAAGATCTCGCCGACGAGACCGTGCATCGTCTTCACGATGCCCTTCTCACCAACGCTTGCGTAGCTGGTAAACTCAGGGATCTTACGCAAAGCTGCACGAACCTTACCGTTCACAAATAGTGCGCGGTTGTCTTCTGGCACGTTAGCGGCGTCGAGTTGGCCGAGAGCGTCAACAATGTCAGCGTAAGCGAACTGGCCAGCGGCTGCAGTTGTCTGCTTGAGGATGTTTGTTTCGGCTTGGATCTTGCTAATGATCTCAGTGTCATGAGCTTTAGCAATCCAGCGACCAAGGCGCTCAACATACAGTGCGCGGAATTCGTACTTGCTTTGCGCTTTAGCCACATCCTGCACACCAACTGGCTTGCGGAGGTAGCGATCGATCTTAACATCAACGTAGCTGGTCTTGATACCATCAACAGGGGAGGCAGTGCCGTTAGCATTTGTGTTGACTGCAACGTCAGTGTCGATCTCGTCCATGAACGGTACGTGGATCACGTCACCGTAGTTTACGGCCTCACCCAAGTTTGAGTGGTCGATAAAGTCCCAGAGGACAAGGTTGTCGGTACGGTTCTTTTCTACTTCTGGAGCCCAGATAGCAGGAACAAAAGGCTTTGTAGCGGGCGTGCCGTCTACTGCACCAGTGCCTTTAGTCGGCGTAACATAGTTAGGCATTTATTTTTCCTTTTAGTTTGTTAGTTTGTCTATTGCGGCAATGTATTCAGGGGAGCCAATTTCGTATTTGGCCATAACATCCTGAATGGTAGTTACCGTAGGGGTTTGATCAGTAGCATGGGCTTGGGTGCCCTGCTGGAGTTGTTGATTGATAGACTCCCTTTCCTCTCGGCGGATTTGCTCCGGATCTACTTTTTGGGTGTTCTGGCTCGACTTGAGTACGGCTAAATCATACAGAGTGTCGAGGTCGTGTCGTAGGCTATTAGCATATTCTACGCCGTATTTAGCAGCTTTATCCTTTACGATGTCATACATTACCGCTTCGAGATTGCGGTCACGGCCTTGTTCGCCAAAGAATCGCTCAACCTGTCGCTCGTACTTCAGGTTAGCAACCTCTGCGCGCAGGTCGTCAGTAGGCTCGCTGGTATCTGCCAGTTGTTTTGCGCTACGAAATGAGCGCTGGTTATCCAGAGCAATTTTAAGGGCTCGTTTCGTATCCTCGCTAGCGTTATCAAGATCAAAACCTTGCGCCTTCGCGAATTTACTTAGCCCGCTATCTGCTGGCTCGCTTTCTTGGGCGGGCTCAGCTACTACATCTTGCTCTACTGGAGCTTGAGAGGTAGTATCGCTAGAGATATCCGCCGGTTCGTTAACGCTAGTAGGCTCTTGATCGAGGCTAACGTCGTTAGTTCCGGTAAGGGAATCTTCCATTCTAGTGTACTCCTATTAGTTCATCTATCTATACCCCAATTAGGCGGATATAGGAGGGGTTGGGGCCGCCCCTCCTACGCTGTACATCTTACATTGTTGTAAAAATTATTGGATACTGAAGCCTTCAATGTAAAGGCGGATAGTATCGAGGCCTACATTACGCTGTAAAAGATATGCCAGCTTCTCGGGTTCAAACTCGAGTTGTTGCATTGTCTTATCGTCGACGGTTGGCACGTCCTTGTAAATCTCAATAGGCCCAGCAGCTAATGTAGAGTTTACATCCTTTTGCAGATCAATGTAGCTCATTAGCTCTTTATAGGCTTCTGTCTTTGAGAATTGCTCCCATTGGTGGGCGATTTTCTCCCATTTATTACTCTCTTCCATTTACTACCTCAATCTAGTACTAGCGTGTTCGCTCCGCACTCGTCTAATGTTGTTATTGTTACTATTAGCTCCGCCGCCGCCTTGGTTGCCAGTTTGGGCTCGCTTATTAAAAGAATCTCCACCGCCCTGGCTAGCGCCTGCACCCAACAGATACTCCTCAGCACCTGGGGCAAGCGATGCACCGCTTTGTACGAGGCTTGGATCAACTGGCTGGCCATCGGGGCCCATCATAGGTTGCGGCACGGTAAGCATCTCGTTGATGTCGTCCTCGGTCATGTACTTGCTAAAGAGGGTCTTGTACATATTACGCAGGAATGCTTCCTGGTTAACGAGAGGGTTCTGGAGGCTGAACTGCGCGGCTGTTTGCATCGCCTGGCTGAGCATTGCAATCTCGGCGTCTGCGGTACTTTCGAGTACGACCTTTGGCTGGTACTCGCCGAAGTAAACATCTGGACTGTAAACTTGCCAGGTGATTTGGTTATGATCAGTCATCCGTACTGGAGTATCCTCTTTAACGAACAGCTGAATCATCTTAAACAGGATTGATCCTACCTGGGCAAGGCCGCCATCCTCTAATGACTGCATCTTAACGTTGGTGCGAGCGTCCGCTTGCTCTAGCTGGTTAGAAATCTCGGTAGCAGTTGTACGGCTAAAGCGTTGACCGATACCTTGGACGGCTGCATCAGCGGCTACTGCAGTACGCATCTGCTGAGTAAGGCGGCTAATCTCGGCATCAGCGGCTGGGCTAATGTCATTCTTCTCAATTGGGGTAAGTGCACCCTTAGGAATCGGGAAGATAGCACCTGGTGCGGACTGGATACGCTCAGCTAGATGTTGATACCGTGGTTCAATCTGCCACATATTGTTCAATACGTAAGCAATGTTGTCCCGTTTCTGGCTCGCTGTGTCGTTTAATAGCTCCTGAGTCTTCAGGATAACCTCGGCGATGCCCTTACCGTAGAATAGGCTCGTATCAACATAGTTGCGGGCTACTGCGAACGGCAGGAAGCCTTTAATGGCGGGGATTTTAACCTTCATCGGGATAATCTCACCGTCTAGATCCATCGGCAGCTCTTTTTTCGACTCTTTTCGGGCGTAGGGGTTACCCTCTTCTAAGATAACAACGCTGCGATTGGCGATCATAACGTGTTTCTTCTCAGTCCAGTAATCGATAACCTCTACCTGCTCGCTAATGGCGTCCTTCCCGTAAGTGGAGCCGATCAACATCTCCTTGATGTCCTTGTCCATCTCTTCGCCGTCGTTAGCTGCGGTGACTTTATCAAGGTTTTTGTATTTATTCTCTACCTTACCCGTCTCTACGTCCACTTCCATCTGAGATTTGAGCTGTTCAAGGCTTGTAAGATAGCGATACCCCGCATAACGAGGGTAGCCAGGCTCATCTGGGTTGTTGATATGGCGGGCTGCTGGGTCAACAAAGAAGTCATTTAAGGGGATATTCTGGATGAGTGGGCGATCTTTTAGCCAGCTAAAGGCCAAGACACCCGTGCCGTATAGGGCCATGTCCTTAATCCAGCTAATCATCTTGTCGGTCATGTTATTAATAGACCAGTAATAGTTGACTAGCCCGTTTAAAGCCTCAACGCTTTGCTCTTGCTCTTCGTGTAGTGGCCAGTACTTAAACCGCGGCTTAGTTTTTACATATGAGGACACGAGGGCCTCTACGATCGAGAAGGTTTCAGGCACAAACTCATCAGCCTGCCCTGCATATCCGCGGATTGTTCTAATGCCGTTGTAAGACTTGAACGCATTTGCCCAAGTCCTCTTGTAGTGCGACTCGGTATATTGCCGCGCCTTTTTAAAGCGCTTGGTTACCTCTAGTAGTGTTTTATCATCCATTGGTTATTTTGTGCATCTTTGCGGTAGAAACTACCTTTAAGTTTGATATATCATTATCGCCCCAGGGGAATAGCTGATAAGCGATAGCTGTACTCATTACCACGTCGTCATGAGAGCCTTCCTCCGCATTCATTCTACCACGCTCATCACGTACGTAGCTGAATGCCTCATTAATGAATACAATATCCTTATCTTTAATCACGCGCTCGCGCACTAGCTTGATAAGGTCGTCTATCATTAAGCGTTTAGTCCTCATATCAGTCTTCCATCCGAGGTTTACAGTAGGCGTCTCCCATTCCTCGTCATAACCTCTATCGCGCTTGTAGAGGTTCGTGTAGAAGGTATCTCTTAGTTTCTGTACTGTAGTGAGGCCATGGTTGTTTACCTCTACACCTATAAGGGCATAATTGTAATACGTACCAAGAGCGCCTAAGATCTCGCCGAACTTGTCGGGGTCGCAATGCCCTCGCCATCTAGCGACTACCGCCATCGTTGAAATATCTACAACGGTAGCAACACTAAAGTCGCCGCCCTTGAGGCCCTCTGCAACGTCAGCACCAATAACGTATTCCTTGTAGGGCTTTGGCTTCTCCCAAATCTTAAGTGGTGCCTTATAAGTGAAGTCGTCAGGTGTTTCATTCTCTTCAAACGGTATTTGTTCTAACTCGAATTCCTCATAAGGCCTATCCTCTAATGGAGTAATCTTGTAATAATCGACGCCCTCTAATGGGGTTGCATCCTTCTCCATCTCCTGTAGGGCAAGAGGATTGAACACGTTCTTACCGCTTGCGATGAACGCCTCCTCCCATGTGCTGGGATATTCTTGAGGTAGGCGCTCAGGAGTTGCCGCGAAGTCTTTGGCCTTGCGTCTATAGTAGGCAAGCTTTCTAGGAATAGACTCCTCACTAATAGGAAACTTATGGCCGAGCGTCTCATGGCCCTTACGCATAAGCTCAACTAAGAATGCCTCGTAATCGTTCAATTGGCCTAAGTCTTCAAATGTTGCATCCCGCTCGTAAGTATCAAGAATCCACCAGGGAGCAAATAAGGGTTGATAGTTGTTCCTCTTATTAACGGCTGCAACGTACTCTTTATGGAAATAGTTCCCGCGCCCTTCTGCAGTAGACTCTAGAAACACCATTGAAGGCTTCTCCATCACCTCGGCATCTGGCACTGTCTGCATAAGAGAGGCAACCAAGTCTTCTCCATTCTCCCAGGCTCCCAACTCTGAAGCGTGCAGAAAGTTGACGGTATCTGAACGCCCCGCGGACTTGTTCTTGGCTGTCTCAATCTTAATAGCTGAGCCTAGACCTATTTGTTTACCATTCTCATCGAACTTCTCAAACGTAAGATCGCTCTTAGTGTTGTAGCGAACACTCGGTTTAAACAAGATATTAGTGTTGTCAAAATAACGACGGAACATCCTATAAAGGTTGAGTGAGGATTTCTCATCGTTACCAATAATCACACTGTTAATGTTGAAGTTGGTAGATGTCCACCAGTAACAAAGAGCCTCTACAGCCGTACTAAAGCCCATCTGGCGGGCCTTTAAGATAATAACCTTAACGGGCCGCTTCTCTTTAATACAGAGTAACACATAATCGATTAAGGCCCGCTGAGGTTCGTTTGGGACGAATGGCACAATATTCGCAAACTTATCCTTAATATACAGGTTCATCTTAGCGAACTTATAGAAGTCCTGTTTAATGAGTTTAATCTTCTCTAATTGAGCGCGGGTGAGTTTTAAGTCATCCATCGGCGCGGGCCTTCTTTAGGAGTAGATTAATTACTGATGATTTATTGGGTAGGCTGTTAAAGTATTCTAGGTTCTCATCCCAGATATATATAAGCTTACGGTTCGCCGGTTTCTTTACCGCCTCCATTATAGGTTATCCAGTTCTTTAAGTGCTTCCTCGATACCAACGTGCGCGGTGACTTGCTTATCAACAAACATATTATGTTCTTTACCAAGTAACTTAATCGCGCTAATCTTATCAGCATCTTTTGATATATCATTTACAACAATCATCTGTAACTGCTGCTTAAGATGTTCAGGAGTAAGGCGCATCATATTCTTAGCCTCGGCGACCCACTTTTGGCAATCCTTAGTCTCCATCTTTTGGGCAGCCCACCTTGAGTAACCTGCGCGTATAGCACTAGCATAGGCATTCGCATAACTCGGCGACTTGGGATCCATATAATAGTTGAGCCATTGCTCCTGTTGCTCGGTCTGGGTCCATTGGCTAGCAACCTTACCCTTGTTGCGCTTTTTAATGCTTACGCCATCTTTGTTTTTCGTCCGCGTAGTCCTCCCCTCGCGTTGGGCTAATTTTCTTTCTCTCCAATATTCTTTAGGTTTCTTATTATCGGCCATCACGCCTCCTTTCCTGGTAAGTATATACTTTTTGTTTCTGCTAGTGATAGTAATTACTCCCCGCCCGAGGTATATACGTTTGGTAAATTTTGGTTGTGTATTTTTAGGACGAGCCAACCATTTCACCTAATTAATGTATGTAAATATACACGGGAGGAGCCTCCCATACCCCACCCTCTGCCCTATATTACTTATTCTCCCCAACAAAATAATTTCCCCACAAAAAAATAAATCATCAACCAACGCATTGACAATGTGGTTGTAATATGGTGGTTTAACTTCGCAAAATAATGCATGGATATTGGCCTCATTTAACTTCGCACAATACCCATTTTACGAACCTACGGCTACGCAGATACAAGTATCAACTGAACTATTCGCCCCTGTTATGTATTGCTATAACGTGTAGGATGGCGCGTGTTGGTTTGTATTTGTATATAGTAGTTTTGTGTCAAAATGGTGGTTTATGCTTACTTCGTAAAAGAATGGGGCCTGTAAGGAAGAAGCGCCGCGGCCTTCTTTGGGTGGTCGCAGTTCCCGCTGAGAGAGTGCTGAGTGGGCGTTATGCCATTATAGGTTGTTCTATCCGTGTAGGGTAGTCCCGTTGATTCTGGTGGGTGCTAGGCCTGTTTGGTGTTACTTCGCAAAATATAATGGAGGGATATTCTATATAATATATATAGGTAAATGCAGTAGGCACTAAAAGGGAACGCGCGCCGGGGTTTGGGGGGTAGTAGACACATTATATATAGTGCACTCATTATATATAAGGAATAATGGGCGATCTGGGGCAAATATACCAAATATGAGATGATTATATCAAATATGATATATAAAATGAGGGGTGATTTTCATTTCCCCGGCATTTTCGTTGCATTTTGTCCGTGAAGTTGGTGAAAATATATCATATATGGTATATTGAGGGTGATTTTTGGGGTGTTTTGATGGTATTTGTATATATGTTGTGGGGTGAGATGGGCGGATTGGGCTATTTTGATTGCAGTAGATGAGGCTTGGGGTGGCGAGCAAACCGTGCGAGAACCCATAGAATAGCGATAAAATGCCCAAATATGGTACTAAAATGGCCCATTATACGTTATTTTCACTGTATTTTGCGTAAATATTAGGTTTGGGTGCAATACTATGCGTTATTCCCTTGTGTATTACTCTATATTATCTGTATAAGTGATAAAAAATTCCAATTAAGGAAGCATTAAAAGAGAGGCCCGCGCGGCTTTGTGTACTGCAGTATTATGGGTTTGTGGCGTATTGTGCTGGGCTTTTGTGGGGAATTATGGGTGTTTGTATATAATTATAAGCATTTATGTCGCATTAAAAGGAGTCGCGCGCCTTGTTGAGGGTGTCTATTACTACAGGTTGATGGCTATTTATGGGTATTATTGATTGCATTATGCAAGTGTTGTGCATGAAGTGATGATTTTATGCATTTTAGGTGTTGACTTGGGTGTATTTGTTTGCTAGACTACAGACAGTAAAACAACAAAGGAGATATAACAATGGCTAAGCAAGTATATTCATTTGAGCAGACTATTGAAGCATCAAAAGATACCCGCGGCTTTTGGCTAATCAACCATAGCGAGATTATTAAGCCTTATCTCACTAGTAAGAGTAAGGTTATTGGCTGGACTGACGTATTGGCTGGTCTCGAGAACCTAGATAGTGAGATTTTTCAGACTGCTGATAAGCTTATCGATTTAGTGGACGCTAAAGAGATTGAGGTATTCGGCGCATTTGATAGACTATACCAAGAGAATGATATTAGTGGGTTTATTAAAGAAGCTTATGAAGAGATGGGCCTGTAAGCATTAAAAGGAATCCGCGCCGAGCTGTTCTAAGCCGCTGTATGAGATTTAATTTAAAAGACGGGTTACGACTCGTCTTTTTTATTTGGAGCGATTGTAGAGGCTCTCAGTGGCCTTGTAGCGCATTTTAAAGTTGATGGTAGTGTTGTAGGTTAAGTGGAGTGTTTAGAGAAATAAAAAAAGACCGCCGAGTTATTCAGCGGTTTCTTCTACTAGTATGGTGTTGCCTGGTTGTTGGGTCTGCTCGTAAAGCTTTAAAGCGTTAGCCCGCGCTCGTTCTATCGATGGATATTGTACGCCCTCTTTAGATAGTTTCTCTTTAATAAAGTTGTCGCTGTAATCATCAGTGATCCAGCCGGGTAATTTGTAGTTATCGTTCATAAGTTCAGTTTAAAAGATAGCCGCGGCTTTGTCAATATCTTAGCGCTATTAATATTACTTGTTTTTTGCAAGTGAGTTGAGGAAATAAAAAGAGCCCTCTATCTCGTGGTTCCTCATACGCGGCGATTTGTCTACGCTAACTCTTAACCACTAACTCAGAGCCAAACTATAGAATCTACTGACACTCCGAAACATCTATCGTTCAATTCGTCTGTTAATGTTACGTATCATTCGCCGGTTCTCTCTTGTTCACGGAACCCGGGATAGGGCACAATCAGGCTGCCTGTTTAAGAATCTAACCCATTAATGCTTATTCGTAGTCCATGGCTAGCACTTAAGCTACTTTAGGACTTTTTGCGCTGTACGGCTCTTTTTCTTATCTTTGCACAGCTCTCGACTATTAAGCATTAAATCTATCGCGCGCTTTCCCAGCCAATAATGAACCCCGGTTCCTTTTTCCGTACGACAGCGACTATTTATAGAAGCTGCAGGATTTTCCTCTTCCTACCGACAGACATTATTGGTTATTGGTCATACTACTTGCCACTTATAGCCATTTGGTATAGCCACCAGTTATCGGGGTCGTGAGAAAGATAAGAAAGACACGTTGCCCCTTCGCAGGTTTCGTATGTTGTTGCGCGGCTTTTCATTAATCGTTTACTAGAGTTTTCCTATTAACCTAACAAGGTGTTCGGCTCTAATGTCAATTAACGCTAGCAGATTGCATCTAGCGTGGTTAATGATCCGCCCGACATGCAGCGGTTTATCTCTTAATGGATAACTGCCTATAAATCCGCATGCCGTTTCCTAAAAATGAAAGGTACAATGTAGTTTTATTGAAGAGACTACATATAACTCTTACTATCAGTATATCACACCTGAAATATAGATGCAATACTAAACACCCATTTTCTTACTGGAATAAAAAAGTCTAAAAATCTTTCAAAAAGTTGTTGACATTCAAAATATTTGCGCTACAATGAGGACAGTTAAACGAACGGCAGCCGCCGAAACGAAACGAAAACCTTAACAACTCGAGCATTAAACGATAAAAATAAAGGAGAAAATATTATGATCAACAACATTAAGAGCCAATTGATTGAAGCATTTAACATCTGGTGGGAGCGCCGAAAGGTTCTCCGCGACATGGAGAGGCGCGATTACTCAGTAATCTAAACAACTAATTAACATCTTACTTGCAAATTAAAAGTAATAGGAGATATAGCAATGAACAAGTTTAACTTTATCCAGATCTACGCCGATAAGGTGGAGGTTGACACTAAAGATCAATCAGTGGTACTTAGCGGGGTTGACCCAGCTCAGGTGGTAGCCGAGTTTGGCGTACAAACCATCTTAGAGGAGATCGAACTTAGCGACATCATGGACTTTGTCGATGAGCAAATGAAAGAACTTAAGGAGAACTACGAAGATGAAAAAGCTAACCGTCAGTGAGTATATCGCCCTAGTGTGCGAGATTAACGACATTAAACTAAAATAAGAATAAGCTATTTAAAGGCCCTAGAATAGAGTTATAAAGCTAAGATGGGTAAACTACCGTCTTTTAAGCTAAGAACGATTGTAGGGCCTCTCAGTACCCTTAGAAAGCGAAATAGAAAGAGAGGCAGTAGCTATGAGTAAGGTAAAGACTGTATTTAAGTACATTGCAATCACATTATTGATTTTGATAGTATCGCAAGTTGCGCGGCAAATTGGACAGGCAGCTGCTCGTCCGGTTGACAACCCACCTCAACAGGTACAAGAGGAGCGAACACTCAAACAGGCACGAGTTGATGTATACCATCACCAAGACTTGAGCGGGTGGCAGCCCTGCGTTAACGGTGAAGATGAATTCGGGGAGTGTAAGTAATGCTACCTTACTCGGGATCACCTAAATTTATTGAAGACTTCGCCGATTTTGTTAACTGGACACTTGAGAGGCTATACAAGGTGCCAGTGATTGGTGGAGCATTAGCATTAGCCGGGGTAATCTTTTGGCACTTTCTCGCCTACGCAATGGTTACCTGGGCAACAATAATGGTTATTTTACTAGTAATGGAGGTATTGTGAACAAAAAAAGACTTACAGCATTTGTGAAGATGATCTACAAAGACGACGACAGGCCCGCGCTTTGTAACGCATTAATAGACAGAGTGATGGGCAGAACCTGTTTAGTGGCCTCTAACGGGGTAATAATGGCAATCGTCTGGATGGATGGGTTAGATGATTATGTCGGTAAACAAATCTCGCGGATTGACCTAGAGGCAAAAGCTAGAGCGATGGGAGGACGTGTTGCTGACGTCTTAACTGTATTTGACATTGAAGAGCTAGTAAACGTCGGGCGTAAGGTTGATACTGAATATCCGAATTACATGTCCATTATTAGTCCCTACTTAGATGGGGAGCCAGTAGGGCAGCCACGAATGAGGTTTAACGCTGAGTTTTTTAAGCAGGTGCAGGACTTGGACGGCGACAAATTCTTGGTAGTTGACCTTTACGGTGAACAAAAGCCAATGGTATTTAAGAGCGAGCGAGGCATTTACATAGTCATGCCGATGACTCTTAAGAAGCCTGGCCAAGCTAGCTGATGGGCAGCTAACACTATTTGGAGAGATTGCGGGATTAGAAAATCTAGTATCTCCGCCAAGGGTGTTAGAGGTCGACGGGCAGAAAGTGGTTAGCTTTATTGTCTCCGAGGAGGATAGGAAACTCCCTGGCTATGTGGAGGCAATCACTGATAAGGCTAAGAAACTTAAGCCAACTGTTAAGTCAAATAATCGCCAGTATTGGGCAAGTCTTTACTGGCAAAAGAAAAGGAGAATGAGGAATGACAGATAGCGAATTAATGGCCTACCTAGATGAGATAGAGGGTAAGATTGATCGGGACATATACGATCCTGACATGACGCTCGAGTTAGAGGCCAAGTATGAGCATTGGCGTGAGGTCTCTAAGAAGATCCACGCGCTGCACCCAGCTAAGATGATTGAGCCAGTTGCGGCCACTAAGTGGGGCAATACGGTTAAAGTCAAACTAGACAACACCCAGCGCTTTTACTATGACCTGGGCTTTGGCGCAGGTGAATATTAAAATAAATAAGGAGAAAAGAGATGAGTAAGAAAGTAACGGTTAACAAAAATACAGCTAAGATGGTGGCGGCAGGGCTCGCGGGGGTACTGCTAGTAGTACTCGGGGCTGTTGGCACACTTAAGTATCAGGGCTTCATTAACTCGGTTAAGGCGCAAGGCGTCGCTGAGTACAAGCAAGATAAGTGCGAGAGTTTCAGCAAAGATAACTCGAGTTGGTACGAATGCGAAGTAAAAAGAAGCAAGTAAAGCTTAGGCACTGGGACATCATCGAGATAAACGGGGTCAAATACCGCGCAGGTATCACCCCGGCCCAGTTCGCCGAACTGGATAAGTGGGTGTTTGAGTTTGACGAGAGAGCCCATAAACTGCCGCTCAAAGACGCCGCAAAGTACATGGCTAGGGCGCATTTGAGAATTATAGAGAGTCAGCAATAGCTGGCTCTTTTTTGACGCCCCTAAATAGAGAGAAAACGCGAGATAGCGGTATAAGGGAGGGCTTCGCCCTCTACGTTTCTTATGAGTGGTGTACGAGCAGTTTACGCGAGTACAGTTTCCGTTTGCGAAGTCGGTGACGAAGCAATAAGGAAACAACGAGTAAGAAAGGGAGAGGGTTTGCCTATTACGAGTAAGGACGAGTAATAGGTCGAAGCCCGACCGACCACTCGGGAAGCGAAGGACTCTTGAGAGGACTGAGCGTCGAGAGAAGAGGGATTACAAGTAAGGAAGCAAGCGCCCCGCGCCGCTTCATTACGCAGTAAGCCCGACCGGTGGAGCGAGTCTAAAGACGAGCGTAACATACTTATTAACACAACAAAAAAATAGCGGATACTCAAAAATAGGCTATTTTAGGGCTATTTTCGCTCATTTTACCCACCAATCACGTACAGCCGGCGGGCCTTTGTGAGATATTTCCCTTATTTGTCCATTTTTTATAAATAAACACGCAGAATAGACCCCACAGCGTGAGGCTAAAAATAAATATTGGCAAGCTCGCCAATCGTGTTACTTCCATTAATGACATGTTTTCCATCCCCTACAAAGAGGATTTTGCCGCGTCCGTCCCAGACTGAGCATTTTTACAATAAGACAACAACATCCCTTAAGTGTTTAATAAAATTTGTAGTAGCAGTGTTTTGAATCCCGCATATGTTTCTGCACGCCCCAGACATTATCAATAGTCCCGAACACGTACAGTCTTCTGCGTTCATCTCAATGGGTTGTAGTTGTGACCTTATCGGCCATTAACAGCGATCCGTACGCTCCCACCCAACCAAGTTTTTATGATTAGGCCTTTGTCTGTTACTTCAGCTAACTTCGTAGCGCGTTCATAACAGGGTGCGCGGTGTCGTCAGGTTACTTGAACTGTTATTGTTTATACTCCATTGCTCGCGGTCAAGTAATTAGCTCTCTCCGCTGCTCATTTTGGTGGTTTCCTGATCCCCACATCTCTCCTGGAGTTATTACTATTGTATCACACGAGAAAAAATAAAGCTACTATTTTGAGTTAAAAAGTCGGTTAATTTTACCCATTAAAAGTCTTGTATTTATCCGTTACTAGGAGTATAATTAAAGGTAGATAGAACGAAGCTATAGTAGCTTAACAACTCGGCAATTATTAACTTAAAAGAGAGGAGGAATAAATGGATGAGATAGAGCGCCAAGTTGGCGATTTAATCAAGAGAGCAGAAAAGTTTGACGTCGGCGATGTCTCTGAGCTATTACGAGATTCATTAGAGGGCATTAAGCTGGCAGCTAAATCAATTGAAATACTAGAGAACATGAGAGAGATTAGGAGTAATATAGGGGAATGGCCAGAATAGATATGTATGCACCGGAGAATAGTGGCGGCGATGAAGCGCCCAACCTTAAAGAGGTAGCTGATCTATTAATGGATGCAGCGGCTGCTATTTACCGGGTTAACTGGGACTCAGATGCAATGCAGGCGGTGAACTTCCATATTAATGGAGCCTTAAAAGAATTGCGCGCATTTACTGAGCGCAAAGAAAAGGACTGTTTAACTGCCTTTAGCGGGCGAGACGGGATGTATTAAAGATGTATAAGGTACGACTTAATACTCCGGGGATCCAGTACTGGGTGGGCCATTTCGACGTAGAGAGCGAGGGCTTAACGCTAACTAATATAGCTAAAGATGCGGCGACAATCAGCGATATCGAGATTCCATTCTTAGAGGGCGTCATTAACGAAACGTTCGAGGGCGGCTGCATCGTAGAAGAGGTAGAAGAATGAAGCAACAAATCCTAGAGATCCTAGACAAGTCAACCAATAACGGCATGAAGGCCGACGAGATTGTCTCCCTTGTACAGGAAAAGACATTCGCAAATCTCGATGGGGCCGCGAAGTATATGGCGTCAGTCATCGCCGCAGGAGGCATGGAGTCTATTAACGCTATCTACTTCATGAAAAATGTATTGCAAGAAATGACGATAGGAGGATGGAAGAGTGAGTGAGACATGGCGAGGCAGCGCACTTTGTGCACAGACAGACCCGGAAGCTTTCTTCCCGCAAAACAAAGCGTATGTGGATGATTACAACGGGTACGACAACTACAAAATCGCACGTAAGATTTGCGCAGAGTGTCCAGTAAAAGGCGAGTGTCTAGCTGATGCGCTGATGGCTGGCGACGTAGAGTACGGCATGCGAGGTGGGCTTACACCACGTGAACGTATTGGCATCTTAGCAACGAAGGTGGCGATGTATGAGTGAC